ATGATAAAATTTGAATTATGTAAGTACAACGAGATGTTACCTAAAGACCTTAAAGATTTCTATTGTATACGAAAAAAAATATTTAAGGATAAGTTAGACTGGTTAGTTAAATGCGTGGATGGAATGGAGTTTGATGAATATGACAATGATAATACATCGTATCTTACAGGGAAAATTGAAGGAAAAATAATTTGCGGCTGTAGATTCATTGATATGAATCTACAAAATATGTGCACAGGTGTGTTTTATAAATATTTCAATAATATGCAAATATTAAAAGGAAATTATGTTGAAGTAACCAGGATATTTATAGATAAGGACAATTTATTTGATTACAGACGCTTGCAGAACGTAAGGCTGAATTTTTACCTAAACATTTACAATTTCGCAAAAGAGGCCGGATACGAAGGCGTTTATGCAGTTGTTACCAAACAACTCTTGAGTAGTTTGATTAGGGCTGGATGGAAGGTAATGATACAACAACAAGGAGTATCAGAAAAAAATGAACGCATTTATTTAATTGTTATGCCTACTAATGATAAAACTGTTGGTGGCCTAATGAAAAATTTGCATAATTCGTATCCTGACCATATAGAAATAGAGCGTATGTTTTGAAATGTCTAATTATTTTTCATCTGTCCTCCCCTGCATCGCAGGGGATTATTTACCAGCAGGTAAATGGATTAATTTTGAATCAGAAGCTAACCTTATCGCATGTTTAGCATTAGCCGCCTCTAACTTATGAACAATTTTTGCCATATGGAATTTTATCGTAGATTCAGTAATTCCTAGTCTTGTCGCAATTTCTTTATAAGTTTTCCCCATTGCCGCCCAATAAAGAATTGCATTTTCTCTCTCCGAAATATCAACTTTGTCGGATTTATTATCTTTTTCGAAAAATTCATACATAGACAATAATTTTTGATGTATTTTTACAAACAGGGATAACTTACGCTCATGATTTAGTGAACGTTTTTCACCTGTTATTTCTAAATCGCTGCTGAAGATTGACAGTAGCACGAGATTGTTTCTGCAATCGTGGATTATAAAGGTGTGACCACTATTAATGTCATGCTTTTTTGCATGAATCATCACTTTTGGCAACGCCAGTCTTGATGTTCTGATAATTTCATCATCCCAATCAAAACTTTCCACTCTGCTTAAGGCCTTCATAACTACTGGATCGACCATTTGGTGATTATTTTCCACATATAAATCGAACCACTCAGGATGATTATTTATGATACTGATATCAACAAGATCCCTTTTACTTATAATAAAATATCCGAATTTATCATCATCCTTATCCAAGATATTATCTACTAAAAGAGATTTTATTTTGTTATTTATATTTTCATTTGAATAAAACTTCGACATTATATGTGCTCTCTCTGATTCTGCTACTATCATCCCACCAAGCTAGCCGTGATGATTCATGCATAAATACGTAAAGCTGTCTGCTAGCCCTTGATACAGATGACTCTACAACTGGTCCACAGTATAGATATCTATCCTTAAAAAATACACCTTCAAGACGAAAGTATAGAAAATTCTGCATAATAAAGAGAAAAAATACAGTTCTCCATTCAAAATGCTTGCTTCAGACAGGTAAATGCATGAGTTAATTTTTTGTTATGAATTTGTTTGTCAGTTACGTGTTTTAATGTTCGACACTCTATGCTGAATTGATTTTTTATTCATGCGCGGTGACTAATAATTCATTTGATGATGTTATTCTAATTTGCTTATGCTTTGCCATGTGGTAACAAATTTATAACTCATGTGTTCGCCCTGCATTACACAGCCAGTGATTCCTATTTCGATACAGAGTCTTGGTTGGCGTCAATACCTCAGATAGTCAAAGTCATATCAAAGATATGGCTACCATTTATCATCTTCCTCCCGCCGCGATGCTGTCGCCAGAGTCTCGTTTTTTGATCAAATCGATATCCATGAAAACTAAACTTTAGTATAGTCGTCAGTGAGTATTTCCCTGGTGTTGGCCTCGTTGGCATCCCTCACACTTCAAAAGAGTGCGAGGGATTTTTTTCAACAGGACTTTATCCTTGCTTCTTCAAAGCTGTGCCGCGTATCTTTGAGCAAACGCATTAAAATTCGGGAAGTTTCAAATGCGCCAGAGTAGCGCTGTTCCAGTAGAGGAAACAGTGCTTGCAGATGAGGCCACATCTCGCTTTACAGATACTCTACAGTGCTAAAGAGTGCATTAAGCTGAGACACCGCGCTACCTTTTACAATCACCATCGGTTCTGGGATATCGAATTCCAGTGTGGTTGGATGTGGCACCTTATCTGACTCAGGCAGAGCAGCCACGGGCTGGATTACAGGTAAGTATTTACCATGAAGTTTTTTTTCACATTCAATGAAGTAACGACGGAGCTGACGGCCTTTGTCGTTACGTTCCACCATCGCCAGTTCTTTGGCTGTGTCGAGGGTGAGGTAGTATTCCTTACGGTTGTGTCCGCCACGTCCTTTTCTTTGCTCACCATTTTTGGCGAGCAAAATATAATCCTTGTTTTGAACAAATCCGTAGTCAACAATACGGTCACGGATCCAGTTTGAAAAGTCGCGGTTTACGCCTAAGAAAATGTGAAGTTCGCGTGCATCACAAAGCAGGGCTGCTTCATTAGATATTGTGCCACTAAATACAGGAATAAGCTGATTGGCCATAGTAATTCTCCTACTTGAAGGATTATCACCACCGTCAGGTTGCAATCTTAAGGTGGTGAACTGAACAAGGTTGCAACAACCGGTCAAGTAAGAAACCCGGCCTCCCTTTCAGGAGCCTCGCCCAGTCCACCATAATTTATGGTGTATCAGTGCGTTACGCATAAAAAAACCGCATTGCGCGGTTATGCGCTTACTTGATATCCGGGGTTGCAATCCCGACAGCCGATTTTGCGGCTGCGGACAGACTATAGCCCCGGATATCTGTTGTCGTCAACCCCGGCCCAGGCTACACTCCACGTAAATTCAGGAGGGTTTATTTATGGCTCAGGTATTTTTCGACACCTTAAAATTTGTTGAAACGCTCGAAGCTGCTGGCGTCTCCGCCGCTCAGGCGCGCGCTTTTTCCACCGCGGTTAAGGAGTCGCATGAAGCTGCGGAGGTGGCAACCAAAGCAGACCTTGTCGAAGTTAAACGTGACATCGAAGATCTCCGTAAAGAAATGGATAATCGCTTCGATATGGTTGGTGCTAAAATTGATAAACTCAGTCTCCAACTCACCGTCAAATTCGGCGGCATGCTCGTCATAGCCGTAGGTGTTCTGGCCGCCATCATCAAATTGCCGCTCTGATAATACTTTTTGCATAAACATCGCAGCCAGTATCAGTGTGCCACTACACTGCCATTATTTATTATCCTCCTGCAGCCGCTGGTTGTGGTAAAAAATATGCAACTCACCTCCTGACGGTATACTGCCACCGCACAGAAGCCGCTCGATCTCCTTTTCACTGCCATCAAACCCTCTGGAACTCAGTTCTGCCTGAAGTTGCAGGCGTTGCTGATCTATTATTTCCTGTTTGTACTCTTTCCGGTGCTTTGGTTTAACCAGTCTCAGCCTTGCACTCAGCTCGCGCAGTTCCTTTTTGCTCATATTCTGAAAGTCAGGCAGCCGCTCTGGCTCTTCGGGATCCGCCAAATTGCCTCCTGACTGGTTCAAATTTTCATCAGGGGGACAGTTATTGCCACGAGTCCAAGGGGCGCAAGCGCCCTGGTCGGCTGTCGCCTCCTGAACGTCAACGGCCTTACGAACCATTTTCCACTTTATGGCGTGCGTGCAGATCCGGCCCTCAACAATCGGGGACCAGATGCCATAAATGCGAATGCCGTGATCGCCGTAAGCGCTCGGCTCGTCGTTAAGCTCGTAGGCTGTTCTGACAAGATGATGTTTACGGGGTACCAGCACGCCGCCCTGCTTCATTATGTAGGTTGCAAAACACCCCGCATCCGCGGCAGCCAGCACGGCGTCCAGACGGGCATTTTCCAGAACCGGCGCACCTGCTTTTTTATCACCCTGCGCTCTGCCAGCCTGCCCTGCCAGCAGGCGGAGCTCACGGTAAGCCTGGCGGCCCGGAATGCCAAAGAAACGGAATTGCTGAACGCGGTGCAGTGAAGCCCAGGCGGTGACGTGCTCCGCGCTGTCACGCAGTGATCTGCCCGTTTCTTTGCTGATTTCTTTTGCCAACCCGCGCCCGTCGATGTTCTTGCTGATGTATTTGGCTATGTAACTTGTCGGTGTCCCCTTGCGCGGGTTGATCAGCTCAGACTTAAAGCGTGGCCCGGTATTGTTCCCCAGCTCCTCGCGGTCTTCACGGATGGCAAATTTACGCAGCAGTGCAGTGATGGAACGGCGGTCTTTTTTACGCATGAAGCACAGTAAGTGCCAGTGCACGGTGCCGTCATGGTGCGGCTCTGCAACCCGGACGCCATACCAACGCAGCCCGGCTTTGTGCATGGACTTGCGGAAAGCGGCGAACGTATCAACCAGATAGTCACTGCTCTGCCGGACAGTGGCACTGGTCCATTTCGGATTAGGTCTGCCGTTTTTGAGGGTTGCGTGGAAGCGTGACGGGCAGGTGATGGTATAGAACACCGCGCAGTCTCCGCGCATTTCCGCGATCAGCTCCAGCCCCTTAACACAGGCCATCATTTCATTACGGCGGTGTGCCGGGTTGCTGTTGCTGGCGTTCACCACGTCTTCCATATCCAGCGTGTCGCCGTCTTCGTTTATCAGCTCATGCGACTTGAAAAACTCCAGTGATTTGCGGCGCTGCTCGCGTTTGTGGATCACGGCTTCATAGCTGATATACGGGGACGCTTTCTTGTTGACCAGACAGACAGCGCGCAGCTGTTCTTCCCGCCACTCGCAACGCATCTGCCACAATTTTCGATACCACCAGTCCGCGCACAGCATACGAGCCAGTGATGATGGGATCAGTTCATAAGGCACCGGCTTGCGGCGGTGCTTTTTGCAGCGTAGCTGCTCAAACGCTGGCGGGATGACCTCAAGGCGCATGGCCTCTGCAGCAACCCTTTCCCATGCCTGACGGATTTCTTCTGGTTTTACATCATCGCTGACAAGCAGATCACCGCAGGCCGCATCGAGACACATGCTCATATTTGCTGCAACCAGCGTGGAAAGACGTTTGACCTGAACCTGATTCATTTCAGGGAGGACCAGCAGCCCCTCCAGCCCGTCATGGCTCGCCATGAACCGGAAAGAGGCAGAGACCTGACTGTCACGCACGCACTGCAGGCGTTCAAGGCACGGCCTGATGGTTTCACGCAGGTAGCGGGAATAGGCTTTTGCTCTGCCCAGGCTATGGAAATATTTAATCCGCTCCAGCAAAGGCTTGCTGATGTGGGACGGCATGGCGTTAACGTCAGCCAGAATGACCAGATCGGGATTAAAACGCTGCTGCTCGTGGGCCATTCTGGCGCGACTAATCAGCCGGTCCTGTTCTATTTCACGCTGGACAGGGTCACGGGCTTCATTGTAAAAATAGCGGTTCCAGACCTCATCGCTCAGCTGCTCACGGCGTAGCTTTTCATGCTCGTTATCCGCAGCGTAAAGATCGATCAGGTTTGAAAGCGCAGACACCGGCGCAACTTCCGCCGGGTCTGTGTAGGGGTTGATTGCCTTTTTTGGGGCACTCCAGAGATAAGCGTAGTCAGCGCTCATTAAACAGCCTTAAACAGCGCATTAATCCGCGACATGAGCTGCGCCTGAGCCTTTTCCGGCGACTCAGGCTCTCCCGGCCCACCAAACCCCGCAAAGAAATCACCAATCTCACTTTGGATATTTGCCTGCAACTCATCTGAACAGCTATCGCTTTCGTTCCAGCCGCTACTTCTTAAATAATCATTGGCAGCAATCCCGGCTTCATTGTCCGGCCTCTCAGCCAGCATCAGGATAACCGCGAACTTTGTTCCCCTCGGCGCCCTGTAAATCAGTTCGTTTGGCCCAATATGGAGGCTTAAGGCCCTGGTGTAGGCTTTCATTCCTGGCTGAAGACGAATTGTCATGATGCAGCCCTCGCTTCACTTATCGCCGATCCACTTACTGCGATAATTTCTTCAGCAGACTTACCATCACCGGCAGCCACACCCATGCTGCGTCTGGCCGTTATGTGGTGGATGGTGAAGTCACGATAAAGATAACGAACCAGTGCAGTGTCGCTATTTGACGCGACAACCGAACCGCCATTATTTACGTGGTCACGTAGCAACACAGACAGCGTTCCCTGCTCTTTCTGTGTAAAACCAGCGGAGTGATACTGATTAAATGTTTCGTCATATGGCGGGTCGCAATAAACCACATCCTCTGATTCCAGCATTGCCAGCGTCTCTTCATAGCTGGCACAGATAAACGTTGCGCGTTGTGCCTTTTCTGCAAAAGCCCGAATTTCATTTTCAGGGAAGTACGGTTTTTTATAATTACCGTATGAAACATTGAAATGACTACTCAGGTTATAGCGGCACAGCCCACGATAACCATGGCGATTTAAATATAAGAAATACAATGCGTGTTCAATTGCGCCACCATGGCGCAAGTTAAACTCTTGTCGTGTCTTATAATATGCATCTGAATCATTACGAGCTTCAAAAAGATACTTGCCCTCTTCGATGAAGTATTCAATTTCATTTTTAATAACCTGATAAAGATTAATCAGGTCTGGATTAATATCAGCGACAAGATAATGAGGATAGTCTGTTGCCATCATCACAGCACAGGAACCGGCGAACGGCTCCACCAGTCGCTGACCTGCAGGCAGATGCTTAATCAGTTCCGGCATGATGGCGGTTTTATTTCCCGCCCATTTCAGGATGGTGCTCATTTAGCACCACCTTTAGCCAGAGCACGGACAAGCCCTAGCGTCATTTTGCAATCAGCTAAAGCACGGTGCGCCTTACCTTCAACCACAACACCTTCATGCGCAGCAGCATCAACCAGCTTATGCCATTTATAGCCATTAAATCGTCCCGGCTCGCCTCGATACTCTGCATAAAGCTTCATCGCGCAAACAGAATGAGCAGCAAGCATCCATGGCGCACCTTCAGAAGGTCTTCCATTCAATGCGTAGGTCTGACGAATTAACCGGAGATCAAAATCGGCGTTATAGACAACAAACCCAAAGCGCCGAAATAGTTCCTCCGCTGCCCCGCATATATCAGTCCAGGCAGGCGCAAAAGCTACCATTTCATTAGTAATTCCATGAATGGCTATTGCTTCATCAGGGATAGGCTTAGTGGGCTTAATAAGCGTATTAAGCATAATAAACCCATAACTATCAATAATGCATATTTCAATTATTTCCGCATCATCACCCAGCCCGGTCGTTTCGGTATCAATAAATAAGTAGTCATTATCAAGCCATTGATTTGCACGTTGGCTAATTGTCATCTTATCGGTATTCATACCGCACCTCCGTTATAGTGTTTGCCTTTCAGCTCTGAAATTTCCTGACAGGTGACACAGCACTGCACGCCCGGAATGGCGCGGCGGCGTGCTGGCGGGATCGGTGCATCGCAATCAATGCAGAGAACACGGGAAACGCCCGGCGTTTTATTGCGGGCGGTGTGGATGTGGCGCTGGAGTTCTTCTTCAACGCGCTGCTGTACGAGGTCCATTGAATCAGCCATTAGTGCAGCTCCTGTGCTTCATGCTCAAAACGAATGGCTTCGCGGCGCAGCAGTTCAGCGGCTTCTTTACCATCCATACCTTTGTTAGTGATGTGAGTTGCTAGGGCTTCAAGGCGAATGGAAACGGCAGCTGCGCGCGCTTTACGTTCTTCGTTCTTTGCCTGGCTCAACAACGTCCCCAGCGCATCGTTATCAACCTGAAATTCACGTACCTGAATATTTCTCATTTGTATTTCTCCTGATTTGGGCAAAAGAATGCCCGGCGGGTTTACGCCTTGTTTTTGAAAGTTATTAATTAATCAGCCAGATAAATATCGTGTTTCGAAAAATGACGAGGAAGTATATTTCCCCAGCGCGTTAATTCGTTCATCGACTCAATAATGAGATAGCGGCGTGGCTTATCGAAGTACTCAAACGGTTTGCCGATTTCGTCCGATTTAAATGCCGCTGGCTCTTTACGGTTCGCCAGTGTCAGGACAACGAATTTAAAATTATCATTAAGTTTATTAAAATTACGCTGCGCGGCGTTACTCGTCGCCTTTAATTGCTGGCGAAAACGCGCGAGACATTCGTCGCCGGTCATTTTTAACGGCTCATCAATACGCGAATGTATAAAGTACACATTGTTAAATTCTTTTTTTACCGCCGGGACGGATGAAGAGAGCACTGCATTTTTCATTGAGTCCTCCAACGTTTAATCAGACAGGTAAACAAAGACGGCTTTTTAGCGCAAAGACCATTTAACAATGCAGACTGGTCGGGGCTCGGGTGCCAGCGTTTGCCATGCTTCCCCATGATCCAGCCGTGACCATAGTGCATTGCCGGGCTTTGCTTTACGAGAAGTGATGCGAAAGATGGTTCTTTAGTCAGCATAGTCACCTCAAATCAGCCCAAACGATGCGCTGATACCGCTCACGCTATCGACAACGCTCGACATAGCCGGGTTAGTCTGTAAACGAGCCTGCAGTGCCATTGCAGAAAGTGACAGCATTCGGATCCCTGAATTAATGCTCTCAACCATTGAGCTTTTACGGGCCAAGGTCAGTCGTCCTGTTGATACTGCGTCGCTTGCCAGTTCACCGAGTTTGCTCATTGCGTGCATGACGTATGACTGCAATTTGTCCTTTGCCAGACCATTGACCGGTACACATGGCAGACAATGAATCTGCGCGAGAAAACCATCAACCAGGGTTGAATCCTCGGTGATATCGGTCAGCACCCAAATCTCACGCGGGGTGAGCTGGTGAGGCTGTTCCGGGTTGAGCTTGTTATACAGCGTGTGCGGTTTAATACCGGCCTTGACTGCGAGCTCGCTCACTTTGTGGGTCTCCGCGAACTTCCGGCAAGCCTCGTCAAAGTGTGCATGTGAGGAAATGCGAAAATCTAACATGCTGCAACCTCATATAACTTGCAAAATTAAGTTACTGGAACACGGCATAGCGCGAATTCATCGCCTGCGCTAACAGCTTTGCGCGAAAGGCAATCATATTGATGCGACCAAGGCTGCCCTCGCGGGTACGTGGTACCAGAAGCAACTCGCCGCGTTTTACCATCTCTTTGACGGTGTTCAGGCTGCATCCGTACTGCTTTGCGAACTCGTCATATGAGAGGAAGTCTGGGCCATTGGGGATTGCAATTTGAAGATTCATAAGTGATCATCTCCGGTTGGTTTGGTTTTTAGTATGTTTTGACACATTTGCGGTGTGTTGAGGCAAAGATTAACCCCTATGGGGGTTTGTGTAAACCTCTTAATGGTAGTTTTTGGAGCCTTTTATGAGTGGTGTGACTGATGATGTTAAGCAAGTTATTGAAAGGATTCTTATTTCTTACGGTGTGAAAAATCGTCCTGAATACTCAGAAATAACGCATGTACCTCTATCAACCATCAGTAATTGGGTGAAGCGCGGCAAAGTTCCTGGCGATTATTTGATTCAATGCTCATTTGATACTGGCGCTGACCTCAAATGGCTTATGGATGGAAGTGAACTTACAAATGTAAGACTTGAGCCCGGACATTACCCTATGCAGGGTATGAGATTGATGGAGGCAATGCAGAATTCTGGCGGTAAAAAGGTTTTGCAGCGCATCATGCAGGCTTACGGTTTCACTATGCAAAAGGAGTTGGGCGACCATCTCCATATTCCATCAGGCACAATGAGTGCATGGGTAAGACGCGAGCATTTCCCCGGTGATGTGGTTATAGTCTGTGCGCTTGATACTGGCGCATCTTTATACTGGCTGGCCACAGGTATCGGGCCCATGAATGAGCAACAGACACAAGTGCAACCTGAGCCGCTAACAGCTCTGCCTGCTGGCCTTAGGCAAATCACTAAATACAGTATCCATACAGGTCAACTTTCGACGAGCGGTTACTGGTTCTGCGATGAGTCGCAGATCGAATCCGGTGTTAATAACCCTGTACTGGTCGAAAAAACTGGTCAACGCTGGCTTGTGGATCTGGATGCTAAAAATATCGCAAATGGACGGTGGCTGATTGACGTTGACGGCACCTGCGATGTGTACGATGTTGCTCGGCTTCCCGGTAACCGGCTGACAGTCAAAAATGGTGCCTCGCAGTTTGAGTGTCTTGTCGATGAAATCAACTGTGTCGGCATGGTCTTTCTGACATTGAGCAAAAGTATTTAAACATGGTAGTTAAAAAGCTTTCATCCGGGGAGTGGCTGTGTGATTTCCGCGTTGGTGGGCGAGAAAGTCGTCGCGTGCGTAAACGCTTCACCACGAAAGGTGAGGCGGTGGCTTATGAGCAATATTATCGTGATGAGGCCAAAGATAAGCCGTGGATGTCAGAGAAAGAAGACCGCCGCAAACTCAGTGAAGTTATTCAGCTATGGCATAACCTGCACGGGCAGGCGTTGGTTGCCAGTAAATCCCGACTGGCTAAATTGCAAATCGTCTGCAACGGACTCGGCGACCCGGTAGCTTCACAACTTACTGCTAAGGATTGGGCGCATTACCGCGACCAGCGTCTTAGCGGCAGGATTGATAATGGTTACCATACGGACCCGGCTAAATGGGTAGCCAAACCGATAACGGTCAATCGCGAGCAGCAATATCTTGAAGCCGTATTTAACGAATTAAAGCGGTTAGGGGAGTGGAGTTTACCTAATCCTCTGGATGGAATTCGCGTCTTCAAAGAAGCTGAAAAAGAAATGTCCTGGCTGACCCTTGAGCAAATCCCTCAGCTCATGCTGGCCTGTCAGAAATATGGACATGAAGACCTTACACAGATTGCTGAAATTTGCCTGGCAACCGGTGCGCGGTGGGGGGAGGCTGAACGATTAACCCGCCCTCAGCTTTCGCCGTACAAACTGACGTTCACAAAAACTAAAGGCAAAAAGAATCGTACCGTTCCAATCCCTAAGTGGCTTTATGAAAAATTAGCGACCCGTCAGGGCAAGATGTTTAAGCCTTGCTATCAGGAATTCAAGAAAATGCTTCTGTTCACAGACATTGAGCTTACAGAAGGGCAAAAGACACACGTGTTGCGTCATACTTTCGGTGCGCATTTTATGATGAACGGCGGTAACATCCTTGTACTTCAAAAGATACTCGGCCACGCTAACATTCGTGAAACTATGAAGTATGCACACTTTGCGCCTGACCATCTCGAACAGGCTGTCGAATTGAATCCCCTGAGTTTGATAATGTCCACCGATTGACCACGGAGCATGTGCGAGGGTGGTTTAAAGTATACCTAGGATGTGCGTAACTTATTATGAAATATGCAAATCATTGATTCCCCTAGTCGCTTCCTAGAAGCGTCTTAACTAAGATTCGCTTAGGCGACATCCAAATAAAAGGGCTGCCATCCGGCAGCCCTTTTTTATAGCGTAAATGTCGAAGTGCATTACCTGTAAAAAGGTCAGAACGGTGTGCGAATAAAAAGATGAACTATGTTCTCTGCTTTACCCCAAACAGCTGAAAATCACGTTTTTCAGCTGTTTGTCACCGGACTGAAAGGGCTGCCATCTGGCAGCCCTTTTTTATGCGCGGAATTCGCTGAAATTATGGGGCCGTAATGACGACCGCAACGCGGCGGTTTTCGGCACGGCCTTCGCCGGTACTGTTGCTGGCCACCGGATATTTCTTACCGAGTCCTTGCGTGGTGAGATTGCTGCGCGGGATTTTAGCGCCTTCAGCCCAGACATCCGCGACGATATTCGCGCGCTTGAGAGAGAGCTGTTCATTGTAGCCGTCTTCGCCGTAGTTATCGGTATGGCCATCAAGGCGGGCGTGCTTCAGGCCGGTTGCTGAGAGCTTCGCGGCCATTGACTGGATGGTTTGATAGCTTTCAGGCTGCAATTTGTATTGGTTTTTACCAAACAGGATCTTGTCGGACAGCCCAAGTGACCAGCCGTCGTTTGACTCAGAGAAGCCATAGGAGCGCATGGCGGCAACTTGCTCAGGAGAGAACGTCGAGGGTGGAGCCTGGCAGCCGGTTAACAGGAATGAAAAGAGCATTGCTGGTGCGAATAAGCGCGAAGCTATCAT